AACGCTTGTGGCGTTAATGCCGTTGTTGAACTTGGTGATGGGGATGAAGTTAGTTGGCTAGCTGTCAATACCTGTACCCAAGAGCTCCATGCTGAGCCAGTATAGCTTCGTTGGTATCGTAGTGTATTACCGATTGCAATAGCGTCCTGCGTTATATATGTCCCATTTGCGATAACTTCGACCATAAACGCATAACCTGTATTCGGATGATTCGATATGCCCGCCCCCGAAGGCAAATAGAAGTTCCCTGATGTGACGTAGTTGTTCATATCACTTGCCATCGTCGGCGTATTCGTACTTAGTGCGTCTGTTATCCCATAGCCTGCAAGCGCTACAGGCTTATTCGTAATTGTGCTAAAGTCAACCGCTCCGCCGATTTGCGACCAGCTTCCCCACGTTCCAGCGAGCTTCGAGCGAATGAAGAAGCGTGGATTTGCTTCGAGCGTCATAATGTACTGCATAAGGTTATTAGTGTCGTACCTGAATTGCCAAAAGAAGATAGGCGATGTGACTCCTGCTGGTGCGTTTAAGTATGTTAGCGTAAGTACTCGAACAACACTATTAACTGAAAAAGCGTTTAAGTCTGCTCCTGATACTCCAATAACATCCCAGGTTGAGTTGTTGAATCCGTAGTTGTAGAGAGAATTCGCCATAAGCATATAGTTAACATTTGCAGGATAAGCATATGCTGTCCCTGCTTGCGAGTTATTATAGTTTTCTAGGATTTTACTCCATGTTTTCCACGTTGTTCCTCCGTCTAAGCTTGTGCGATAGAACAGATAAGCAGAAGCTAGGTCTGCTAAGTAAACTTGTACAATGAATGTACCATTCGATAGTATTAATAATTGACCAGGTTTAGTTGTTGGGGCATTCGTTGCTGTCCCGTCAGTGTAAAATATCCCGCTAGTCTTATAGTTATTTAGATTGCTCGTTGCAACCTGGTTCGCCTGCATACCATCCGTAATTCCGAAGCCTGCTAGCGTCGTCGGAATCCCTAGTAAGGCGCTCCACTGTACGTTAACATTCGCCCAGTCGGTATCGGCTAGCTTTACCCATGTCGCCCCGTTGAATACATAAGTCCTCGTTGTGGACGTTTCGAAGCATAAATCCCCTGAGATAAGCCCTAGTAATGCGAGTCTTGCGGTTGAATCAGCTACGACGTATGACTGTTGCCTAATGATTGGCGGGAAGTAAGACAGCGGTATCTTGTTGTCCTTATCTGTCGGTACGACGCCGTTAGGAGCCCCTACTGAAGCCATCTTAATAGCGTCCGTGATTCCGTACCCGTCAACCGTTGTCGGCTTGTTCTGCATTTTGTTAAAATCAAGTGTGCCAATGTCGGTTAGCATTTTGACATAGCTTGTGACTGTCCCGTCTAATTCGTCAATCTTGCCTTCATCTGCTTTCAATCGTTCATTTACACTCGGATAGACATGTCCATTGTTATCTGTTTTTAGCTCTTCGCTTGCGTTAAGTAAGTCTTCGGGCACATAGACCCCTGGTCGATTCACATAAAAATCTGACATCGCTTGTCCCCCCTGTTATTCGAAAAAAGAGCCAAGTAGATTTACTCAGCTCTTTGCTTACCATCATATTATCAGACTTCGGAAGAAGTGTCTTTATTTGACAATTTCTTCTTTCGGTATTGGGATGACTTTCATGTCATACGTCGGTACAGGATGGTGTGAAACTAGCTCGCCAGTTTCGTCTTCTTTCACGAAAGGATACTTCGGAAGAGCAATTACATACGCATTTGGTTCGTCATATAGGGCGTAGTTGCTTAGCGCATAGCCTACAGCCTGGCGGTATAGGTTGCTAAAACAAGTTGCTTTGTCCTTATCTTCGTCGTTTCCTTTCCCTTTCGTTTGGATGTAACCGTTCTTCTTAATGAAGTCGAGCTCTTTTTGCCCGATTCCTCGGTACATGTAACGGCTATCTTCTTCGAAGGCGTCAGGTGCAACAGGGTCAGGAGCTATTGACTTCGTAACTAGCTCTTTAGGAACTTCTTGCCCTAGTTTTTTCAAGTCTTCCCATAGTTTTATTTTTGTGTCTTCTATTGTGTAATTGAACGCTTCTTCTTTATTGCCCGTCGCTTCTAATACCTTGTTGAAATTAGCTACTAGGCTATCTGTGTTAATGGACTTCCATACTCCCTTATAGGCTTCGATAGCCCGCTGTCTTTCTAGCTCATTACCGCCCTTTACAATACAAGGGATGTGCTCGTGACCCGCCTTTTTGCTTGCTTCGATTCGGTGGTGCCCGTCGTGAACGTCATAGTCTAAGCCGATAGAAACGGGCTCTAGGTTTTCACCAGCCTGCATACGGTCGTAGTTCTCGTTTACTTTATCCATGTTGGTCGCTTCTTCGGTCTGATAAGGCGTTCGAAGGCGGTTCACAGGAATATAGATGACGTCTTCAGGATTTGCTACGTTGTAGGCGCTTCGTTTTGTGTATCCTAGTGACTTCCGAAGTTCTTCGGTTCTGTCTCCGCTCCCGCTGGCTAGGATATCAAGGATAAGCGCTTTTTCAAGTGCCTTCCCCTTCGATATATGAGCGAGTAAGTTCTCCATTGCCTTGAACATGTGTTCACGTTCTTTCCCGATTGGGAACGGTGCTCCTTCTACCTTTACATGCCCTTCAGTAGTACCGTGTACCAGGTAGTTGTTGTATTGCCCGCTTTGTTTCATCTTGTGCTCGATATAGCTTTCGAAGACCCTTGCAAATACCTCGGCTGGCTGTGACCAATAGTGAGCGCCGTTTTGCGTCTTATTTGGCTGTGTGTCTTCCATCCGTGACATGTACTCACTTTTACCTGTAGGGACTTCGATGTGCCCTTGATAGTGGTCTCCGCCGTATCCACCGTTTTGCTTTCTTCGAAGCTCTTGCGCTAAATAATGAGGAAGGTCATTAAGCTCTCGTTTACGCTTCTGCTCGTATTTCTTGATAGCTTTTTCTCTGTCAGCGGGATTCCGAAGCATGTTGTTCTTTATGTGCTCGATATGGCGGTCATATTGTGCGTTGATTTTATTCGCCCAGTGATGGTACACGTCTTCAGTCTTATACCCTTTTTCCCCTATTTGCTTACGCATTTCAGGGTAGTAACGGCTCATCTGTTTCTGGGATGAGTCTAGTATTAGCTGATGAGACCCGCCCTTCTCTCCTGGTGCTGGCTTACTAATAGCGTCCATTAGATTGTCATAGAGTGCTTTTAGTTTCGGGTCGCTATTACCCATTTGACCATCAGAAGCCCATCCAAGCGATTCCGCTCCGCCGTTACTATATTGATAGAGGATATTATCCATTGCATGACCCCACTCGTGGGCTAGTGAACCAGCTCCGCCGTACTTCGTCATGTTGATGACTTTTCTATCCGCTTCATAGTGTGCTAGTGCTCCCGCTTTACCACGAGCTCCGAAGGCTATCGCAAGGCGTCCATTAAGAGAGATGTCCTTCGGATTAATGCCAAGTATACCAGCAAGGTCACTGAGGGCTTCGGCGCTTCGCTGTAGGTGGTACTTACCTGATGAGTCGTTTACCCAGTTTCCGAACTCAACGCCACGAAGACCAAAGTCTTTCATGAGCTGTTCAGGTTTATCTATTTTAATCTTCTTCCCACCTGTACGAAGGTCTTCGGCTTCGGCTTGTCGCTCCCATACCTTATTCTCGTCGCCCTTCTTCTTAGGTGCTTTCTTCTTAGCTTGCGGGTTAAGGTATTTGTCCCAGCCCTCGACTGTATTCTTCTGTACAGTCTTAAATGTGCGGTTCATTGAATCCCAATTCGTAAAGAAGTTATTCAGCTTCTCTCCAAGCGCTTCGAAGTTGAACGCTTCTTTCTCCTTCGTACGCTGTGCAAGCTTTGCTTCATATTCTTTCTTACGCTCTAATGCCTTCGCTTTGCTTTCCTCTGTGACAGGCGACCAGCTTTCGCCCCTAGACTCTTTATCGAAGTAGTGAATTGAATTGGCTGTGCTTTCCATGTACTTTGTTGACGTATTACGTGCGTATTCTGACAGCTCTCTGATGGCATTCTTCATGTTATCCCATGTTTTAATGCCTGCTAGCTGTCTGTTTAGCTTCGTCATGGCATTCATGTAGGCTTTACGTGTCTCAGGTGTAGAAGGGTCAGGCTTCGGTGCAATGCGTTCGAAGATTAAGCGTCTCATAGCGGACGTTGTAAGCTCTACCCCGTTCTCATAGTCCTGTTCGAAGCTTGTTGTTGGTAATAGGTTCGCCTTCGTGACCATCTTTTCAGCAATAGCCCCGCTCATCTTCTCTAACTCTTCTAGGCTCTGATACGTTGGCTTTTCTTTAAACGAAGCGATGAACTCATCTTTTCTAGCTCCGCCGACCTTCTCCCCTACATCGTAGGCTAGCTCACGGTTTTTCTGAGCGTCTGAGCGGATATCGTTTACTTTTGGTTTTTTACTACTATTTCCACTTTCGGAAGTGGTTTTCTCGGCTCCTGGAACAGCTTTTCTAGTTCCTTTTGACTTGGCTTGTGTGGCTGGTTTAGACGGTTTTTCATCCTTCTTCGCCCCCTTTACACCATTTAGTCTATTAAGCTCTTCGAGACCTTTGTCTACGAACTCTTTATAGTTCGGTATCTTCTTCAAGACCTGTTCTACGAAGTTATACTGCGTAGGGTACTTCTTTTTGAATACTTTCGGTTCGGTGTGATATCGAGCGAATGACTCAGCCCATGACTCTTCAGGTGAATACGATACGCCTTCGAAGCGTCCTGCTTTTTGATTTGTTTTTCCTAAGCCGTCTTGTGGGTTACTCATGATATGCTTTTCTAGGTTAGGGTAAGCGTTTGAGATGACATGACCGATTTCGTGTATCATAACATGTTTCTGTGTTTCCATTGGTTGTTTTAACATGTTACTTCGGAAGATAACATTCCCTTCGAAGTCTGCGCTTGCTTCAGCTCTGTGGCTATCTGATGTAGTCATTTTAATGTCTGATGGCTTAAATTTTGCTTTTCCTAATTTGAAGTCTGTAATTTCCTTCGGATTTGCTGGTTTATACTCAGGGACTTCTCTACCCCCGCCATATTTAGCGTGTAAATAATTAAGCTTATCACTCGCTTTTTCACCTTCTGCTGTTTTAAGTGCTTCTTTTAGTGCTTCATACTCTTTTGGATTCTCTGAAGCGTTCATAAACATATCTGTTCCGTTATCAGAACGTCCTGCAAGGTTGCGAAGGTGTTCTTCGTTAGGGTCTTTCTTTGTGCTAGTCTTCGGCGTTACCTTTTTCCCTTTTTCTCCGCTCTTCGCTGTTCCCTGTTTTGTGGTCTTTCCTGCTGGTGGTTTATCAGCGGATTTAGGTTTTGTCCCACGCTGTACCCCTGTAGGTGCCTTCTTAGCGCCTTTAGAAACTTCATTCGTTACCGCTCCTTTTGTTTTGGATTTAGTGCTTCTACTAGTTTCTTTTGCTGTCTTTCCCTTATCCGTTTTAGAAGCTCCTGCTCGTTGTGTTTCGGGTCGTTTAGTTTTTGTAGAAGTTTTGTCTTTCTTGTCATTCTTGACACCCTTCTTCGTCCCTTTTTTGGCTTCCCTATCAACAGTCGCCTGGTGCTCCGACATTTGCTGTTTCGTCATCTTCTTAGCTTTTGTCACGCCAGGAATTGAACCAGCTAGTATCTTGCCGTTTTTAATGTAGATATGATGTCCGTTTATGGTTCTCCATACTCCGCCAGGCGGTAGCTCTTTATGTACCGCCTTCGCTTGCGTTCTTGTGATTGATTTTACAAGGTCTAGTTTGTTTAGGTCAATAAGCACAGTATTACCCCCTATAGCCGCCTTCGGAAGGCTGGTTATTCTGCTTGCTGTTTGATGTAACTAGGTATGTTTCGCTCCGTGTAATAAGCTGTGTATACAGTCGATGTCTTTCCGAAGAGTGCGCCCAGCGGGTCAATCTTCGGCTGGTGCTTCTGTACTTTCACCGACTTAATGAGTCCTTTGTTTTCAAGCGCTCTCAGCTGTTTACGGTTTGCAACGCCTATCTGCTCTAAGTGCTTCGCAAGTACAGGATAGCCCGTATTCTCGACCGTTAAGTCAAGTGTATTCTGTAATCTCTTAATGAAATTATCTTCTAATTTGATTCGTCCCATCTTTACCAGCTCCTATTGTTTTAATAATTTATCAGTCATCATCTTAATACGTTCTTCGGAAGTCATTCCTTCTAAGGTAGTGTCAGGCGGAAGTCCTCGCTTGGCTCTTTCTTCGTTTATGAGCTCTGCGGTTGACTTCAGCTCTAGCTTACCGCTGTCACCTAGCTTGTAGAACTTGCTAATTCTATGCCAGCGACATCGACAATTCGGGTGCATTGGAATAGCTGGTCTGTACTCAGCCACTCGTCTTCCGTAGTTCGATTTCCCGACCCATACTTGCTTCATGTCGCTTTTGTACGTGTCATCTGTTGGCGGATGACTAATGACTTCGAAGGTCTTTCCTATCACATACTCCTGACAGTGCTTGCAGGCATTCACAGCGCCCATCCCGATGACAGTCTCCCCGTCTTCGATACCGCTTAGGTAGGCGTCTGAGCTTGCGAAGGCTAGTTCTGTAATGGCAACCCGTCGCCAGTCACGGTTCTGTTCTCCGAACTTATCGAAGAGCGCCTGAGCTAGCTTCTGAGCCGTCCATCTTTCACGCTTCGCCTGGATAATGAGCTGACGAACCACAGCACGGTGCTTTTCGGATATCTCCGTTATTTTGTCCCCTGCGTGTTGAATAGCGTGCTTCACGGCTTCGGATTCTCTTTCTGTCAGCGGTAAAATGGTTACTTTCTTACCTTCCCGCTCCGCTTTTTCCTTCTCCCGAAGCGTAAGAACGACGCCTTCCTTCTCAGCGGTTGTAATGGTGCTAGGGTAGCGGTCAACGAAGGCGCCAAGTGTTTCAAAGTTCTTCTTCTCAGCTTCGCCCCTTATCTTGCCGATGAACCCAGCACGAACAACATACATTTCAGCTATCTTTGCGAAGTTCGGAAGTTTACTTGCTAGTATGCGGTTAATCATCCCTAGCTGTTCTTTCGTCAGTGCTTTTCCGTCGTTAACCCACTTCATGAACTGTTCTTTACGCTTCTTCGTGACGTCCTTTAAGCTGTCGATATAGTCGCTCATCTTACGTCTTCCGCTGTCTTTTGCCTTCATGAGCTCATCTTCGAAGGCTAGAAATTCAGGTTCGAAGCTTTTTGTTAAATCAAGTTCTTTCGCTAGGTCTTCGAATCCCATACCGACCATAAGATAACACATACTTTCAAGATTAGATTCACGAAGATGGTAGTAAAGTTCGTCTTCAGCGTCAGCTAGCATATGGTCACCGTTACGAGTCCACATATTATGCTCGTCGCCTGTGCCTTGGTGTGGTAAATCCTTTGTCTTCGGAAGTGTACTTGCATGTAGTAAGACCGTGATTATCCCGTCACGGTCTTTGTCAGGTAATTCTAGTAAACTCTTCGGTAATGGAAGTTTCTCCATACGGTTACCCCCCTGTTGCGACTATGTCTACTGAGTAAGAAAAGCGGTTATACTGAAGTATTCGCTGAAGGGTTTGGATTTCCCTGCTTCGTACCATCATTATTTCTGAACCTTCAGTAAATTCAATCGTTACCATGAATAGGTCTTCGTTCGCCTTTAGCTCGATGTTAAGTTCCTGGATGTCTACTTCGCCATCGAAGTCGTTATCATTGTTAAACTGTCCTTCCATTCGGTTCATACCGCTTACCCCCTTTATTAGTAGTCCTGCCAGTCGATATTAAACCCAAGTCTCCCGAAGTCTTCTTCAATCGACTTTTTCAAGCTTTCTTTCTTCTTCGAATCCTTCGCCTTTTGTTCGGCTGTCATCTTCGCAATGTTCGTTTGATGAGCGTGGTCAGCGGTCTTCGCTTCCATTGCCTGCTCGTGCTGTTTGTCCATCACTTCTAGCTGTCTATTGTGACCGTCTTTAGCGTCCTGTACAGCATTAGCACGGTCTACGCCAGCCTGCGCTTGCTGATTCTGCTGGTCTTGCTGTGCCTGCTGTTGTTGTAGACCGTTCATGAATACCTGAATTAATTGCGGGTTAGCTGGCGCATTTGCCCAATCAGCGTCCACCTCGTCAATGTCCATCTCTTTACGGACTTCGTTAACGGTCTTGATTCCGCTGTCTATCTCGTTTTTGAAGCGTTCTAGCTTCCTGTCTTCGTCTTCTTCGGAAACGCCTACCCACTCAAATACGAAGTCTTCGTCGATTAGGTCAACGATTTCACTGTTGAAAGTGTCAGATAAGAAGTCCATGAGCGGGTTGAAGCCTTTATCAAGTGATGAATCCATCTTTGCTTCGGTATTATCACTTTGCGTCATTCCGCTTCCTGACGTCCAGGACTTAAAGCCGACTTCGTTCGGGTCAATCTGATATACAGCACAGGCGATGTTGAATAGGAATTCTAGGAACTCGTTGAACTCCATGTCACGGTTGCTGTTCTTAAAGTTCGTGAATTTGAAGCCTTGACCTTCTTCGAGTGCCATAATAGGCGTACTCCACTTCCCTGAAGCGCTGTCCGTTAACGTCTTCCAGTGTCTTTTGAAGCCTTGAAGGTGCTCGTCTTTGTACTTACCGACAATTTCAAGTACCCCCTGCGGAAGGTGTGAGTGACTGAAGTAGCTCGTGTTGTATCGTACCCCGTTCACAATCCCTGTGACGATTTCCATTAACGTCTCTAGCTCCGACATTCCGAAGTCTGTAAAGTCGATGTCAGTACGTGGGTTTCTGATGGCGAAGGCTAGTTCATCCTCTGTGTACTCAGCGGTTACAACGCCGTTCACTTTTTGAACATAGGCGATATCGTCTTCGTGAGTTAGTCCGCTCTTTGTCTGCGCTTCATATTCAGGCATATTGTAGACAGTGCCTTCCCCGATTGGATTGTTGATAACTAGCTCAATCGTAGCTCCGTCAACCGCCCATATCTCAGCGACTTCCTGCTTCCCTCTTATTTCGCCCCGAAGTGTGCTAACCTTTTCAAACGTCATCACGTCAAGCGTTAAGGCGTCACGAACAAGCTTTCGAAGGAATGTATTCATGTTGTCTTTACGTATTTTGCTTTTCTCCCATCCTGTCTTCAGGAAAAAGTCTTCGATTTCCTTTGCACGCTTCTTCTGAGCGTCATTCATCTTTGACTCTTTGTCACGTAAGCCAATCCTAAAGCCTGTGTCCCCGTTGAAGCGTGGTCGCTTCGCAAAGCGAGCAACCTGGTTCAGTCTTGTGTTGATGATGGCTGATATAGCTGGTATTTGCGCCATTCTTCGTAGTGTACTGTACGGAATAGGCGTTGGCTTACCTCTTGTTCCGCCGAATCCAGCCCCGCTCAGCGGGTCAATGATAGCTGACTTCGGCTCAATGACGACCTGAGTATTTGCGTCATCATTTAAGCTCTTCGCTAGCTCATTCGGCTTCGGTGCTCTGTTCCATATCGTTAGAACTTCACTCATAGCGTATACCCCCTTACTCGTTTAGTAGCTTCATAATCTCAGCGTATCCGACCGCCTTCGCTAAGACGTTCCCGCCTTCTTCGAATATCATAACAGGAGCGGTTTGAATCCCGTATGCGTCAGCAAGCTTTTTGTCCTTAATAGCGTCTACGTGAAATAGCTTTACGCCGTGTTCATTCGCATACGCTTCGATATGCGGTGTAACGACCTTGCACCAAGTACAGTCAGGCGTTGAAAATTGTAGTATCTCCATTTTACATTGTCCCCTTTCAAAAGAAAAACAGGGACTTCCGAAGGGCGTTGTATAGCCCCCGTAGCCCCTGTTTCGTGCTTATCTGATTAAACGCTCTTTGCCCCGTGTATGTGTCCACAGTTTGGGCAATGCTTCTTTGTAGACGGTTTGTTTTTGCTCGTTGTCGTAATCCCTCTTGGGACAGCATACACTTTACACTTCGGACAACGAATCAAACGTGTATCATTGATTTCTGTTTTATCACCGAATACTCGTGTTTTGTTGATTTGTGCTCCCATTTCTCTTCACCCCTTTTAGAAGGTTGGTTCCGCTGACTACACTATATCATTATTTATCTTCGGAAGGTACTCAGTTTTTTACGTCACACCTTCCTGTTGTCACCGTTGACCCTTTTTCAAGGCTATCTTTTAACTTTAGCTGGTGACTGTAAGGCATGCCCCGTTTGAGTTTAGCGGTGTCTGTCGGTAGTAGAGATACTTCGATAACCCCTAAATTTGGGTCAATTATCTTGATTCCGTCTTCGGAAGTCTTCGTTAATACTGCCGTATTATAGGGTGATTTACTGAGTATCCAGGTAAACGAAGCGCCAGCAATATTTAATGGCTTCAGCTTATCTTCATAATTAGCGATTGAGATAACGAGCTTATGCGAATCCCCTGGGAATACTTCGAAGTGTTGGTTTTCAGCGGTCATGTTACCTCTCCTTTCAGGTTCGTTATTTGTCTCCATACGCCTTCGATTCCTGTTGCCTGTCTCCACTGTCCGACTAAGTGCGTTGTGGTGACAATGTTAGCAATCGCTAGGATAATGGTTCCGCTTGCTGTTACATACGAGATAGAAGGTGTGACTGTTAAGCTGAATCGCTTGCTGATTTTTCCTTTGCTCGTCGCTCTACTTACTTCGGAAGAGCCTATTCGTGCTAGTCTATTTAGTTTAGCGGTTGCGGTTACCTGGCTTAGCATGCTTCCATTGATTGAGCCTTTCTTCCGAAGTAATATATTCGCTGTTGTTGCTTTGCTCTCCAATGACCCGCTGACACTTCGTTTGATAGACGGCTCCGGATTAACACTTACACTACTAATCGATGAACCGACGAATCGTTTTTTCATGACGAGTGAACCACTTACACTTGTTATGCTCTGTGAGCTTCCAGCGACCCCGCCACGCTTAATGACACTGATTAGCCATGTTCCACTTGCTACGCTCGTAGTCGCTCCTTTTACCCCTCTTCTGACCCGTATAACGTTATTGTTTGATGTTGACTGACTAGCTGAAGCTCCTGCTAATTTCTTTGTGACCTTCGTTGTTCCGCTTGTGGTCACCTGTGCGCTGATAAACGCTGGAAGTAGTTTGCTCTTCCGTTTGATAACAGCGGTACCTGTTACTTGTGCATTAACGAATCCAGGTAATAGTCTGTTAGTCCGTTTTAGTCCCGCCTGTTGAGCTGTCGCTGTGCTCGTTGTCGCTCCTTTTATCGACTTCCGAATACTGACCTTCGATAGTGTGCTGACCGTTGAACTAGCCGACCCAGTGAGGTCAACAATCCGTGTTGTATGCTTCGTGATGGTCACAGTCCCGCTGATTGTGGTACTTGAACTTGATTGACCGATAACCTTCCGAAGTACCTTTGAAGACCCGATTATGGTTGCTGTATCCCCAGCTGGTTGAGCGGTTAGTTTGCTCTTTCGCTTAATGGTTCCTGCTGTTTGCGCCTGTGCGCTTGTGAAGCTCGGAAGTAGTTTACTAATCCGCTTCACACTTCCTGATGTTGTCGTCAGTGAACTAGCTGACCCATTTACCTTCCGAAGTACCTTCGAAGACCCGCTGATAGTTGATACACCAGCCATATACGACGGGATTAGTCTGTTTGCTCGTTTTATGCTCGCTGAAGCGTTGACAGTAGAAGAAGATGTTCCTGCGATTTGGACGGTTCTGTGATTTACTGTGTCCCTATGCGTGATGGATACATCTGCAAGTGTACTAGTAAGCGAGTTAGATGACCCTGTTGCTTTATATCTTCGTGATAATTTCCCTACTGCCGATACACTTGCGCCTGTGAACGAGGTCGCTGTTATTTTCGAACGCTTTCTTATCGTTCCTGATAGTGTTGCTTGTGCGCTTGTGAATGTAGTTGTTGTTATCTTTGACTTTCGCTTGATTGTTCCTGTTACTGTAGTTTGTGCACTTACGAAGCTAGGAATGAAACGTACTTTCTTTTTTAGTGTTGCTGGTGTACTAGTAACCGCTGAAGACGAAGACCCTGAGAGCGGTACGTTGTTATGCGTACCAGCGGTTAAACTGCTAATTTGAAAGTCATCCCATAGTGAATTGTTGCTTACTCCACGCCAATTTGTTAGACCGTGACAAGTGGCTGTTTGATTAAAGGTGCTTGTAAAAGAAAACAGTTTGGTGCCGTTTTGATACACTTCAATAAGTGCGTCATTTAGCACGACTTCGAATACATCGTCTTTGTTATTGAATGAAGCGTCGTTTGTTAAGTCTGTGTATCCACTAGTAGGTGACCAGCTCTGTACACGTATTGGATTGCCATGTAGTAAGAGTAGGGAACCGTCGGTAGGATTAATACGAAAACCACACATAAAAAAGTCATCATATGAACTGCTTAATACTTTTACTTTTGTTCGTACGTTTGCGTAGCCTGAGTCGGTATAGGCTGTTGGTGGATTTGTTCCGCTGATGACGTTTGCGCCATTATTTTTAATCCCAAAAACAGTGTTGCCGATATACTGCCATACTTGTCCTGTGTCTGCTGTTCCTAGCGTCGTTTGATTATCTGCCCGATTAAATGAATCTTGTACGATTATCGCCATATTTACTCACCTATAAACCAGGCTTCGACGTCAGCTGGATTTAGCCCTCTTGCTTCACAAGCGTTTGTTAAATCTGTAATCTTTTGAAGTGTGTTATCTTCATTCGATAAGGCTACAATATACGTATTGCAGTTTGGGCAAACATTGTAAGCTCCCCATACATAGGCGCCTTTGACGTTAGGTCGAAATGGGTTCTCTCTTGTTCCATCCCCTATTTTCTCAACTAAGTAGTAATACATTTCGTCACCCCCCCTATTAAAAAAGCCAGCGAACCCGCTGGCTACTTCTTACGATAATGTTAACGTTAGTGAGTTTGTGTTGAATGACGGCGTGTCCCCGACGTCGATTGTCTTCGAGTTTGTTAGTGTTCCGTATGCGAGCATGTTCCCGCCTGTTAAAGCGTCGTAAATCAGCCAATTCGTGACCGTTCCCCACAGTCCTGTTGCTTCAGCGAATGTAACCACTGAGCCGTTGTTCTTCGTACTGTTTGAAGCGGTTGGGAAGTTCGTCGTGTTATTTGTCACAGCAACACGAGCGTATGCGTTCCCTGTTGGTTCTGTGATATTCGTTGCGCCCTTCGTAGGTGCGGTTGTTGATAATGCGACGTATAGAGTAGCGACAGGTGTGTAATCGACTTTACCGAAGAACTCGTCCAATATTTTATTATCCATATACGTAGAAAATGGCATAATATACCCCCTTACTCATTTGGGTACATCATACCATTTCTGATTATTTTGAACTATTAAATTATTAATTAATTTTAGGACTTCGGAAGTCTATAATTCTAATTCTTTTAGTGTTAGTTCTATCTCATCCGCCCACCGACTAATCTTGCCCCTGTGGTCGGTTAACAGCGTACAGACCATTGTCCACCGCTCTTTATCCATGTGCTTCTGATAGACCTGGAAAGGTATGAGCTTATCTTTTCCGTACTTCGGAAGCTTTCTATCGACTTGCTTACTGTGCCCAATGACAGCCACCTTCCCGTCGTCGTGTGGTCTTGTTAGCACTAGACGAAGGTCTTCGATATCACCGTTTTGTGCTTCGTCTATGATGTAAAAGGAGCGCTTTACATTTCGACCCCTGAAATAAATATCTGTTGATAGTTCGATGAGTCCAGCGGTTACCATAGCGTCTACGTGTTCAGGCGGGATACCACACTCAGCCATTGCTTCGTAAAATGGAAACATGAAGACTTTCTGCTTCTCCGCTGGGTCTCCTGGTATTGCGCCTAATTTCTGCGTTCTACTGTCTACGAAACGTACGTAACGGATGACGTCAACCGCTCCCCTTCGAAGGTAATCAAGGGCTTTCATGACAGTTATTGTTGTCTTCCCTGTGCCAGCTCTTGCGTCAAGCATGACCACATCGAAGTGGTCAATCGCTTCGTCGTATTGAAGTTGTAGTTTATCAGCCTTGTGCCACCAATCAGGTGTAAGTGTCCCCGATAAGTACTCGAAGCCTTTTTGTTCTTCTACTTCAGCCTGCTTAGCACGTTTGCGTCCCATGAACATGTCCCCTTTAGCGCTTTCTTTTAGTATCACACAATTTCTTTAGAAGAAGAAGTCTGACTTTCCAGTCGTTGTCACCTTCCGAAGTGCGATTGTAAGGTAGTTCATCGCATGTCCAAAATGGTCTCCGCCTGGAAGGGTTCCAATACGAACAGTGATAATTTCTTTCTTCGTTTTCTCATCGGTCTCGATGTCCCGTATCACGACTAAGTTAGTTAGGTGCTTGATAAAAGTCTCAAAGAGCGGGTTCTGAGCGACCCAGGAAGGAATCACAAGCTTACCGTCTCGTATCATCTTTGCCATGATAAGGAGCGTATTCGTTCTATCTACATTTACTTTGTGGTCGTCTTCGTTCCACACGTCTTCCATGTTCTTGTTGTTTGCCTGAGATATGTTCGGGTAGAAGCACGAGAACACTTTACCAGGGAAGTCCTGAATGAGTACATAGTTACGGTCTTTCCCGTAGCCTGCGTCAAACACGCCCCGCTGTACTTTCCACTGTGTCATCTTCTCACCTGTTACCCTGATATGCGGATTGTCTCTTCGACCGTCTTCGGAAGTATTTGCTTCCCTGTCATTGGTTGACCATATGTCTAGTAAGATAGTCTTTTCAGGATTCGAAGGGTCAGGCATAGCATTCACGCCCCAGGATGTATTCCCCCAGTCAACGCCCTGTGCTACGTAATCAATTTTAATGTCGTAAGGGCTCTTTAGGCTCATGTCAATACAGCGCATGATGTCGCCACGGGTTAACATAACGTTGTCCCCTAAGTACGGTCTTCCGATAACATAGTTTTCAAATAGCTGTTCTAGGTTGTAGTCTTCACGCTTCCGCTCAACATCCGAAGCTGATATCCACGGACATATTAGCTGTGATATCTGATAGCCACGTATCTTCGTCTTGTAATCGTACAGCGGTCTCCATATGCCTTTTACCCTTGTTTCATCGCTGACGAAGTTCTCACACTTTAAACAGATATAAGCGTGTGTGTCGTCTTCTTCTATGAAGTCATAGGATAGGTGTAGGTTGTGATTTGGCACGCCCCTAGAATCAACCGACAGCGGAATAACGCACTTCGGAAAGTCGTGTATTAGTGTGAACCAGTTCCCACAGTGCGGGCACTTCATGAACCAGTGCATTTGGTCACTATCTTTAAAGGAAGCATTCACACCGACGCCAGGGAGTGAAGGCGTTGACACGTCACGGCGCCATCCGTAGGCACTTGATGACAGCGTCTCATTGAAGGCTATCATGACTTTCGGGTGCATTCTGTCGATTTCATCAAATACTACCTTGTCCACGTCAATCATTGTTCGACTATATCATCACATAATACTATGTGGGTGGCACTTCGAAAGCGCTACGTGCTTAACAGCATGATAGCTCCTTCTACTCTACTCACTTCCGCCGTTACCTGGCGTGTTTTCGATAGTCTGTGAACCTTCAGCCAATGCCCATGCGTCAAGCCTTTTACGTTTACCTACAATCTCCATCCAGGACTTATAAGGAATATCGAAGCGTTTAGTTAGCTCTTTATGTGGCATACCATTTAGATACGCCTTAATCATTTCGGCTACATCTTCGGTAGAGCGTTTTATCTGTTTACGCTTTCGCTTGATTATCCCTTGTTCAGTCATCCATTTACGCTTATGCCCTCGCAATACAGCTTGTATAGTGCTTTCATGTATGCCGTATTCTTTTGCGATAGCTCGGATTGTCTCGCCTTCGTTAATTCGTCCTATAAGCTCTATCCAAGTATCATCGCTTAGTTTTACCTGGCGTTCACGAAGTCCTAGTGCGTAGGCTCTTCGTAGATTCTCGGATGGTGTAACGAATTCAAGATTTGTAGGTTTACTATTTAGCTTGTCACCGTCTATATGGTCTATTTGCATACCTTCGGGCGTCTTACCCATATAAGCTTCTGCTACGAGTTGGTGAATACGTTTGAACATCGGTTTGTTGTTCACCCATATCTGAA